CAGCCTGCGACAGCGAGAACCCCTTGGCGCCGAGTATCGGCTCCAGCGCGGCGCGCAGCACGCGCTCCAGATCCTGTGGCACAGGCTGGATCTTGTCCATCACCTCCCACAGATTGGTGTCGGCGACATAGGGCTTGTGCGTATCGGGGTGGATTGAGGGCGGCATCACCATCTGGTTGCCTTTGCCGAGGAACTCGACGATGCTCTCGTTCTCGTTGTTCCGCAGCTTGAAATTGGGCTGGCCCTGCCACTTGTAGATTAGGCCCATGCCCTTCTTGCCGACACGTACCCACGGCGACGGCGGCAGCGCCGCGCGGATCGCGTCGATCAGCTGCTGGTCCTCGGTGTCGATGTCGATCGCGCACAGGCCCGACGACGGGCCGAAAGGCAGGCCGATATTGTTCTCGGGGTAGCTGATGAGCCACGTGTCCTGCATCGCCTTCGAGGGCATCGCCGAGGCATAGGCGGTCCACTCGTTCAGGATCGGCGCCTTACCGGCGCCTTTTCCGGGGCTGTCGTGGCGCTTGAGCGGGATCACAGGAAGACCTGCGCCCCAGTAGAGCGGTGCGTTGTTCAGGAAAATGGACATATTAAACTCCAGAATGCAGCGACGAGTGACGCTCGGGATCGTACCTGCTATCATCGTCGTCATCGTCATCATCGTAGTCGTCAGGCAAACGCGTGATGCCGAGATGGATTTGCAGCATGGCGAGAAAGCCAAAGAAGGCTTTTCCATAGTCGTCAGGCACGGTCATGACGCTGACTATCGCCAAAGCTGCCCCGAGCAGCGGAAGTAGCGAGATCCGAATATTGATCATCGCAGAGCCTCCAGCCGCTTCATGAAGGTCTCGCGGTCCTTCTCGTCGATCAGGTCTTGCAAGATGCCGATGATGGTTTCCTTGAACTCCTCGGTCTTGCGAACCGTGCTTTCGCGTTCGCGCATCTTGAGGACGCTTTCCAGCAGATCACGCTTGTTCTTGGTGATGGCCAGCTTCTGCTGCACCTCGAGCTTCTCGTCCACTTCCATATCGTCGAGGGCGGTCAATAGCTTTCGGATTTCATCGCGGATCTTGATCTCGTCTTCTTCGTCCAGCTGGACGTCTTTCGAGGGGCGCCCCCGGCCGGCCTTGCCTGAGCCGTTGATCACGCGCTCGACCACCTTCTCGACGATCTTCGGAGCGAGCAGGCGGTTCAGGAGATCCTTGGTTTCTGCGTCATATGGCGAGGAACTGAGATATTCGGGATCGCTCTCGACGGACTCTTTGAGGGAAAGGAGGCCGTTCAACACGGCCAGTCGAAGGGGAGGGTAGCTGTCTGTACTCATCGGCTTGATAGACACTTTTTGCCGCTGGAGTGCAATCCAATTTTCGCAACTTTACCCAGTAGAAATTTCCGGCGTGGTTGACGGTCAACCATTTGACATTGACCTCCACACAGTCAACCACCGCGCCATGTTTGATGAGTTTTACAACACAATCCGGACCCGCCTTGGCGACTCCAATGCGTCACAGTCGATGGGGGATTGGATCTGCGCCAACACCACCCGCAAGAAACGACCATTTTCCTTTGAGGATTACTCCTTCCAGAAGGCTATCGCCGATGACATGCACCGGAAGATGAGCGTGAAGAAGTGTTCGCAGATCGGTCTCACGGAAGTCCAGCTCCGCAAATATCTCGCGATACTCACGCGGTCGACCGCGCTTAATGGCATCTTCTCCTTGCCCAACGAAAAGATGTTCACGAAGATCTATAACGGTCGTCTGAAACCAATTCTTGAGGAGGATACGATTTTCAATCCTCCAACCGGTACCAAGCCGACTCGATCCAAGGACCAGATCCAGATCCGCGACAGCTTTGGCTACATCACCGCGTGTACCGAGGGCGACGCGACTTCGATCAGCGCCGACTTCCTGTTCCACGATGAGCTGGACCTTTCGCCGCAAGAGATCATCGCTCTTTATCAGAGCCGCCTGCAGGGCTCGGATATGCAGGTCACTCAGAGCTTCTCGACTCCGACCTTCGTCAACTACGGGATCGACAAGGAATACCAGCTCACGGATCAGCGGGAATATTTCGTCAAATGCGAGGGGTGCCGGCATCATCAGGTTCCGCGCTTTCTCCCGAAGTTCATTCATCTGGAAGACTTTCACTTTGATGTGGAGGATTTCACCGAGCTGACCGCGCAGCAGATCGCCATGATGAACTTGGAGAACTGCTACGTCAAGTGTGAGAAGTGCAGCAAGCGGCTCGATCTGGGTAACGCCTCGTTGCGCGAATGGGTTGCCACCTATCCGACGCGGCAGAATTTCCGTGGCTATCAGGTCCGACCCTTCTCGACGAGCCGCATCAAGCCGGCCTACATCTTCGGCCAGCTGGCACAGTACCAAGAGCGCAACTTCCGTCGCGGTTTCTTCAACACCGTGCTGGGCGAAGAGTACACGGCAGCTGACGCCAAGCTCCAGCTGGCAGACATCGAGGCCTGCATGGCCAAGGCGAGCCCGCGCGTTCCCGACGTGAGCTTCGACACGCCCTGCTATCTGGGCATCGACGTGGGCTTCACCTGCCACATCACCGTGTCATTCGATGATGCCGAAGGCTTTCCGGTGTTCTGCTTGTTCGAGACCTGCCCGGCGGCGTTTCTGATCAAGCGGGTCAGCGAGATCATGAAGATCTTCAACATCGTGCAGGGTGTGATCGACCGCTTCCCGTACACGCAGCAGGCCGACGAGCTTCGCAACGAGACCCATGGCGTGATCATCCCTGTCCAGTACCGCGGCAATGCCGCGCTGCAGCCGGTGTTCGAGCCTGACACGAAGGTCTTGTCGCATTACTCGGCGAACAACACCCTGATCCTTGATCGGATCCAATCTCTCGTCAGCACGCGGCGCATGGCGATCGGCGGATATCTCGGTCAGGGTGATCTGCTCAAGGCGCACATGCAGGACATGGTCCGGAATGATAAGCCCGGCGAGGATGACCACGCTGAGTGGATGAAGACGACTGGCCAAGATCACTACATGCACGCCATCGCCTTCAACCTTCTGGCACGCCGGGTTAGCGAGCATATGTTCTCGACCCAGATGTCAACCGTGGCGACTTCGTCCTCGTTTATCGGCGCAGGATTTGGTACGGGCCAGATGGACCTTTTCGGCGCAAGCACGAAATCAATCAATAAGATGGCAGGACTTCGGTAATGGCAGGTATTCTCGACGGCTTGGGAACGATCCTCCTGCCCAAGGGCAAGGGGCAGAAAGGCGGGCGCGGCTACACGCCGACCTTCAACCCGCGTCAGCAGGTGCTGAGCGCGCCGCAATATCGCGACCACCTGACTGATGTCTACTCCTCGCGCGTCGCCAACGACAGCCGGACCCTGATCGCCACGCTGGCGAACATGGACCCGGATGTCTCGGCCGCGATCAACGCCTTCCTGTCGGTCGCTGGATCGGTGGATCCGATCGTCTTTGCCTACGATGCCGACGACAACATCGACCCCGAGGGCATCGCTATCGGCCAGAAGCTAATCGCCCTGCTCACCACCGTGAACGACTACACGATCGGGTTCTCGTCCAAGCCGACGCTCGAAGGTCTATGCACTGACATGCGCTACATGACCCTGCTGCGCGGTGGTACGGCCATGGAGCTGGTGCTGGACAAGACCTACGTGCCGAGCGAGCTGCGTCAGATTGACCTGCAGACGATCGAGTGGAACCAGACCGAGCCGGGCAAGTTCAAGCCCGTCCAGAAGCCCTCCGGCTCGAACGACAAGATCGATATGGACATTCCGACGTTCTTCACGTCGACGTTCCACCAGTCGCCGCTCGATGTCTATACCTATTCACCGTTCGTGTCGGCGATCAACACGATCGCCTCGCGCCAGCTGGTCATCAACGAGCTGTACCGGATCATGAAGATCGTGGGCTACCCGCGCGTCGACATCACGATCATGGAAGAAGTGCTGGCCGGCGCCGCCCCGGCTGCGTTCCGCAACCAGCCCGATAAGATCCGTGCTTTCGTCGAACAGGAGATGGCACGCATTCGCACGACCATCGCTGGGCTGGGATCGGCCGACGCTTTCGTTCACAGCTCGGCGGTGACGGCCACCGTCATCAACGACAAGAACCCCAGCGCAGGTCTGCAGATCCAAGGCGTGATCGACGTCCTCAACGCGCAGAACCAAGCGGCGCTCAAGGTCATGCCGGCAGTCGTGGGCAAGGCCAATAACGGGCAGGTCGCTTCGACGGAGGCGCGTCTGTTCGCCATCAATGCCGACGCCCTGAACCGTTCAATCGCCGGGCCGCTCACCCGGTCGCTGACGCTGGGCGCCCGCCTCGCCGGTTACGAGGGCCGGATCGAGGTCGTGTTCCCGCCGGTCGAGCTGCGCCCGCAGCTGGAACTCGAGCCCCAGAAGACCATGAAGTCCAGCCGCCTCAAGCAGGACTTGAGCGCAGGCTTGATCTCCGACGAGGAATACTCGATGGAGATGTACGGTCGCCCGCCGCTCCCCGGCGCGCCAAAGCTGTCCGGCACCAACTTCATGGACCCCGCGCCGGCCGCGTCGGTCGACGCCACAGACCAATCACCGAATGGTGACCCGCTTGGTCGCGGGATGGCCACTCCGGGTGGCAAGTCGGCAAAATCGAACGGAGTCTCGTCCGCTCCCAAGTCTGGCACGAAGCTGAGCTTCCAGAACGAGGACGGCTCGGTCTTCCAGATTGATCTTTAATCTATTTTATTTTTTCAACTTTACCTAGTAAAGTTGAAAAAATTTAATGGAGTAGAGAGTGGTTGACCCAAAACCACTGGACCTGCCCGAGCAGGGGGCATAGCCGAGCTTTATGAAGCAGCTCCAAATGACCCCCGAACTGTCCGACATGATCCACAAGTCTG